GTACTAAATAATCATCTTGTTTAAATTTTGCACGTTTAAAACTAAATTTCATCTTAATTATCCCCCTCGCTGTGTGATATAGTGTTGCTATTTTCTCCGTGATTGTCATGTTCTTCTTCTCCTTCATCTTGTGATAATTGTTCCATGATAGTTTGGACTACTTTTGTTAATGCTTCATCTAACTGTAATTTAGTGATGTAGCGATTGTTATCATCCTCTAACTGTTCTTTGTTTTCAGTACGTTCAAATGTAATTTCTTTATATTTAGTAGGCTCATTGCCAGGAATCCATTCTACAACGCTTGTGTGGTCTTCAATTACTTCATATAGTTTGTTCTCGTGTTTGAACTTATCTCCTACAGAATAATCAACATTCACTTCATAAGAATCAAATGCATTAATGATTGCATCTTTCTTAGCGTTGATAGTCTTAGGATCTAACACGTTTAGTAATAAAGCCATAATTACTTTATCGTTACCTTTATTAACTTTATTCGCAAACTTAGTTAATGCTTTCTCACGTTCTGCAGTATCTTGTTTATTACCAGTAAGAATACCCACTTGCTTGTTAAGATTAGCATATTCAGCAACTAGTGCTGGAGTTGCTTCACCTGTGTACATTTGAACGGCAATTTGTTTTCTGATTTCTTCTAAGATTTCCGCATCATTAGCAGTTGCGAATTTACCAGGCAATTCAACATTACCATTGAAATAAACACCTCCAGTATTCATGTTGAAATATACGTTTACGCTCTTATATCCTCCAGCAGTTGGATTAGGTTGTTTAACTGAAATTTCTAAAGCCATACTATTGCACCTCCTCATGTTCTTCTACTTTAGTTTCTTTTAATGCTTTAAGCTCTTTCTCTTTAGCTTCTAATTCTTTAGTTAGTTCATTGTAAGCAATTTTATAATGTGCTAGTTGTATAGTCTTTTCACTCAATTCTTGAGCGATTAAATTGATTGGTTGTAATTGATTATCCATTTGTTATTTCCTCCAGTTTTTATAATTCTATATCTTTATAATCGAATGTGGTATAAGTATATCTACTTTCATTTGCTTTATTATTGTGCAATAATTCTAGATTCCATATAATATTGGCTAAAACCTTCCTTAAAGAAAATACCCCCCCACTTTTTGAACCTATATAAATATCTGCACTCGTTGTATTAACAGGTGAAATTCTTGATTTCAATACGTCTATATAAAATCCATTGTTTTCTCCTACTCCCCCACTCATAACTATCTTATCGGCTAGGAAACTTACTTTATCTGTTTTTGGGAAAATCCTCATCCCAACAAACGTTCCAGCATTTGGATCAAATGTGTTATTTCTGTTTCCACCTAACACAACGCTCGACTCTGTGTAAGTAATATCATTTACAAAGTTTAAAAATGTTGTTTGCCCATTGAAACGTCTAAATAGAACATTTCCACTCTCTTTAAACTCAATAGATGCGTTAGATTTTAATATCATAGAATTATTATTTAAATCCCACTTCATATTTCCATTAGTTGATTGGATATAATCTCCACTTCCTCTAGTGAAATCAAAATTCACAGTTTGTAAATTTTTAATGAATGCATCTTGTGCCCAAAGCTTATTAATGAAAGCTTTATGTGCCACAAACTCATCTATCATTGCATCATCTACAAGTAAATGACCAACTTTTACTGCCTTAGCAGCAATAATTTCTGAAGTTATACTTCTTGCTTTGTGGTGTCCAGTTTCAAGCGTGTTAGCTTTAACGTGTCGACCTTCGATTGAACCATCAACTATTAGTTCTGCACTTTTCTTTTTACCCACAAATAATTTCTTCAAATGAAATCTAAAAAAATCGCTAAATTTATTTTGAAAAATTAAAGGTTCTATATATTCAATTTCTTTTATCGACTCCACTTGCACTTTTACAGAAGTGCTTGTTTCTGAAGTTTCTAAATTAGGTGTTGGAAATTCCGAATTAAACCAACTATCAGTTCCATCTTTATATTTTACATGCATTGATGCGTAAAGCGTAGGTGCATCAAAATCAATTATAGAAATTTTAAATTGATATTCTCCTTCTAAATCAACATTTCTCCCATAAATTCTGTTTAAGAAACCATTTCTAACGTTTAAAATAAAAATATCTCTATGTTCAGGCAATACTAAATTCTCATTAGTTGGTGTGATTACTAATCTATCAGTTATTGCTTTAATACTATCGGGACTTACTGACAACATACTAGCAAGGTTTCTTCCGTCGAATACTTTATTTGAACCAAAGTTTATTGAGTCTGCTGTAATTTGTAGTTGTGAGTGCCTTACAGTATCGTTTAACGTGCTAGTGACAGTATTTAAAGTTCCTGTAGTAGTTTGCTTCCATGAGTTTAACTCGTTGATGCTTTGTTGGTCGTCTTCGGGGGCTGGTGTCCAGTCGGTAGCTATATTTCCTTTTTCTAATTTGATATTATCAATATAAAAATTGATAAGTTGATTATTTTGAGTGTGTATCATCAATCGACATCGATTCATATCAGAGCCAACTGTAAATGTTTTTGTAATTCGTTTATATTTTCTAACTTCAAAATTTTGAGTTGCTAAGTCTAGCGTTTGCCATTCTTGGTTAACTATATTATTGTCAACGATATAATGTAAACCTATAAATAAAATAGCATTGTTATTTAATGCATCTTTTCCTAAATCCATTGATAAGGTTAATTTCTCACCTTGTTTTGCTGTTAAGTTAAACATAGTTCCTAAACCTTTATAATCTCCGTTAGGTGTACCCCAAATATGCAATCCTCTTCCAAAATTAGTTATTGCGTGTCCTTTTTGCCAATTTAAACCACTATTATTTAATCTAGCCATTTCCCAGCTTTCTAAATCTTTAGCAAAGTTAGAGTTAGGAATATAATTTCTTCCACCTACACTAGTTGGGATACTTTCCCTTACATTACTAATCTCACGACTGAAACTATTAGCTGTTTCTTGCACTTTATTTTCAACAACAGACGTAGTTATATATCTTTTGTTGTTTACCCAACGTTCAATACTACGTCTTTCTGTAGCTAGTTGATTAGCTGTGTTATTTTGAACCCAAATTTGTAAATTAGCTGTTCTTACTCCGTCTTGATTCTTGTAGTTTTCTAACGCTGTTAATTGGTTGGTTATCCCTCTGGCACTCTCTGTAAACTTGCTACTAAATTCTGTGTTCTTAACAAAACCTTTATTATCAATTATTCTATTGATTTCAGTTCTTTCCTGACTTAATTGACTAGCTGTATCACGTTGAACCCATTGTTTCAAGTTTTCAGTTCTACTTTCATCTTGATTTTTGTATTCTTCTAAAGAACTAATCTTGCTTGTTAGTCCATCTACACCTTTAGTAAATTCAGCTTTAACTGCATTTAAACTATCTTCATTTTTCTTTTTAACGTCAGTAAATTCTCTAGTAATGCTAGTTTCAAGTTCTGTAACCTTACTAGTAGCACCGTTAACCAGTCCTCTAAGCTCTCTTACTGTTTCATTGTTAGAAATATCTTGAATGTTGTTTACTCTATCAGATAAGGCTTGAATTTGTTTAGTAGCTTCAACTCTGTTCTTGCTTATTTCTAAGTTTGTAGCTTGGAATTGTCTGTTGTAGTTTTCAACGGTGGTTGATACTTGGTTTCTAATAGGTGTTAGTTTTTTCTCTAGATCTTCATCTATTTTAGCTATTGTTACTTCACTTGATGCTTTAGCTTTTTCAAATCCATCTTCAATCTTTTTATTGATTTCATCTGTATTTTTCTTGAACAGCTTGTCATAATTTTCACTACGTTCTTTGACTTTTCGCTCTATATCCATAGTGATAATATCTGTATAAGCGTTAGCTTTAGCTATAGCACCACTACTGGCACTTGATACCTCTGAACCTAATCTACCTTCTTTTTCACCTAGAATAAACTCTTTCCATTTTTTTAGCATTGGATCATAATGAGTTTCAACAACTCTTATTCTTTCGTCCACACCATATTTTAAATATTTTAAAATTACAGTGTCACCACGATTGATATCTTCAGTTAGTTGTTCATAAGTTACCTTGATAGAGTTTTTCGGCTTGTCGATATTTTGTTTTGTGAAATATTCCATGGCCCACTCTTCCAATTCTTCAGCAGTTCTTAAATCATTGTTAGATACTGCTATTTCATTGATGAATGGATAATCATTAATCAACGGACTTTCTACAATTAGATTAATAGTAATTTCTTCATCTAATGCTTCTAGTTCTTCTTTTTGTTGTGCTTTTAATGATTCAATTTCAGCTTTCTTTCTATCAGCTATCGCTTGACTTTCAGCTTTTCTTTGTTGAGATTTTCTCTCTCTTGCCTGATATTTAGCATTTACTTCTGATTCAATTTGAGAATATGATTTGATTACTTTACCACTACGCTTTACTTTCTTGTTATTCTTAGCAAGTTCTTTAGCATATCTTTTAGCTATTTCATCTTTCATTTGTTGAGCTTTTTTAACAGCATTTCTACCTTGTGAGTATTCTTTTTGAGATTCCCTCAAGGCTTTTAATTGTTGTCTGTGCTGTTCTCGTAAGTCCTTTTTATCGTACTTATCACCAACTTTAAAAGTTGAACTAGCATAAATTCTAGTAACAATTTCATCAGAATTACTAGTATTTACAAATTCACTTATATTTTTCGCTGTAGTTAATACTTCTTCAGTATCTCGTCCTAAACGTTCTAATAAGCTAATTTGTTTATCATGCATATCAATATCTGCAGAGTAAGTATCAGCGATTCCTCCTAATAACTCAAATGATGTTCTAAGTTTATTGTCAGTATCATCATTGTGTGATACAAATGAATTAATAGCATTTATATCTGAATAATAAGAGAAATCTTTTTCACTAGATAAAAAGTTAGAATACCATTCATCAAGTACTGACATACAGTTTACACGAAGTCTCCCGAAGTTATTCACTAACCTTTTACTAAAATCATAGTTCTTTTGATAAGCTGTCACAGTAATACATTTATCATTTTCAGATATATCAATATCCTTAATTCTAAACAAGTTTGTTCTGTCATGCTCATCAGCTTTTACAATCATACCTTTTTCAATGAATGAATATAGATCGTTGTCCACAGTTGGATATTTGAATGTCAGTTTATACATTGTATTCAACACCCAGTGAATGTCCGAATCGTAAGCATTATTCAACACTATTCCGTTATAAGTAAAATCTGTTTCAAATTCATCATATAACCATAACATTAAACGAACGCCCCCCATCTACACTCTATTTCCAACCTAGTAATTCCATTACCTAGAACAATCCCACTCACTCCTGGTTTAATCTCAAAGAACGCTCCTAGCATTACACTATTTAATAGATTTCCGTTCTTATCGTATACATTTTGTTCACCTTGTTTGCATTCAATAACTAGCTTTTCAGATAGTTGTTTTAATCTAACTACTTGATTTCCTATAGTTAGTGTTGTGCCACTCGTTGAATTTCCATATAGAGTGATTTTAGGATACATTATTACATTGGTTTCATTGTTGATAACTCCGTTACTTGTGTAAGTTTTAATATCAGAAGCAATGCTATATGAGAATGGATTACAAGTGAATACTACGTCTATTTCATATTCATCTACTTCACCTAGTCTAGCTCTAACTGCAGATACAGTTAACACTTCATAATATCTACCAGGATTATCAGAAGCTATTAATTTACCACTACCTTCTAACCACACTAATAATTCATTGATTTGGTTTAATTTTACATTGTGGATTAATAGCTTATACGATTTTTCTACAAGCTCATAAGCTGTAGAAGTTCTTACAATTCCTCCTGACATATCATCAGATGTAAATATTTTGTCTTTTCTTTTCCCTTTATTGATTCCATCATTTTCCATTACAAAAATTTCAAAGGGAAAATCGGCGGTAGACTTCCCTTTGAAGATTAACTCATTATAATGTAACGACATTTCTACCACCTCCAAAACTCATATTTTTGTATTCTTTCATAGATCTCACTAGTTTTTGTTCAATCTCTTTTACTAATGTATCAATGTCTTCTTTGTTGTTTATATTATTACCTGTCACGTTGATGGTAATATTAACATTAGGATTATTAGCTCCATATTGTTCTGCTAATGTTCCGCTTATTCCTTTAATTTTCTCTCTTGTAGATAATGGTGTAATGTTTACACCACTTCTTGTTACTTGGAATAATTCTGGGCCAGCTTCTCCTACAATACCTGTATATTTAGGTGGTAAGTTTTGAGTTCTATTTATATTTCCACCTGTAGCAAACATCCCAATATGTCCACCCATTTCATGCATTCCGATGTGTCCACCAGTAGCGTGTTCTCCTCCGAAAAATCTACTAATTGTATTTTTAAAGAAATTCCATGTTGTTTCAACATAAGTAGGTATGCTATTAACTGCTCCTGCTGCACTGTTGGCTTTGTGAGTGATGTTATCATTTGCTTCTAATTGTTTTGTAGGTGTAGGTGTTGCATTAAATCTTTGAGTGCTCGCTGTTGCTGCATCAGTGAATGGTGTAGCATTACCTTGAGCCATGATACTCTTAGTTGCTGGATTAGTTGCAGCAAACACATTCGCTCTATCTGTAGCATCTTGAATAAATGGACTTGCATTCCCACTAGCTGATAATACTTTTTCAGCAGGATTAGTATTAATATATGTGTTTAAATTTCCTTGTGCATCTGTAATTGGTTGACTTGCATTATCTTTGGCAGTCAGTGTTTTTTCATTAATTGCCAAAACATTATACCCTAGGATATTCTTTATCGCATTTTCAATAACATTGCTTCCATCATCTTTAAACATAATTGATTTAGGAGGCAAACTAGCATTTTTAAATGTATCTATTTTCCCATTGATGTTATCTAATGGTAAGCTGGCTTTATCTACAATCTCAACATTTTTAGGATGTATTCCTTTCTTATCCAACCATTCTAAATCTTCTTTAGTCATCTTAATAGTACGACCTTGACTTTCAGCAATAGTTATTGCTTTCATTATGTCTGGTAATGCAATAAGTCGTTCATAATCACTTTTAAAATTAAATACAAGATCATGACCTTCAAATTTAATTCCTATAGCTTTAATATCTGAGTGACTAGTCCAATTATTTAAAATTTCATTAACTTCTTTTACTTTGGCTTCAATAGAACCTAAATTATTAATATATTCTTCTTTAGTATCAGTAATCAATCCAATTTGTTTTAACGCTGCAATTTTAGCGGCTAAGGCTGTTTCTTCCATTCCTTTTTTCAGAAGGTCTTGAGCTTCTTTACTTGAGGTTGCCGCCTCTACCGCACTCTTACCTAGTCTCTTATAGAGATTCTCTATTTCATTCATCTCTTGAGTTGTTAAACTTCTATGGTCTTTTGCGGCATTAGATAGAATTTCTTTAATTCTTCCTTGTGCTTCTTTTGCTGAATTAATTTGAGTATCAAAGGTTTGTTTTACAACTTCTGCTTGTTTTTTATACTCTGCTTCCTCAATTATTCCCTGTGCTTTAAGAGCATTTAATCTATCCATTTCAGCTTGTCTACGCTTTTCAATACCTTCAACAGTAGATAAAGTTAAATCATTAATTGTCTTAATTTGAGCCATTGCATAATCTGATGTAATAGTTTTATTCTCTAGATAGCTTGATTGAATGCTTGATAATGAATTACCTAACATAATTCCATAGTTTCTAAACTTAGCTTCAATCTCATTCACA